GGATAATCTCTATAACAATGATTCATATCCACGTTTCCGGAAATTCCCGGAACAGATCCGCCTGACGTATACTGCCAGATATCGTATGTTCCTTGATATGTGCAAACCGAATTATACTGTGCTACCCATTTTACAAACCGTTCCAACCCTACCAGGTAGTTTGTCCACCAGTTTGTATTCGCATAAACTCCGCACCAGTATCCAGCTTTTTCGATGATATCCCCGAAGATATTCGCTCTTTGAATTGCTCCATTTTCCGTTCCTGCCTGTTCCAAATCCAAATAAATTGGGTACGAAAGTTTATATCCGCTTACCATTCTAAGGACGTGTTCCGCTTCGCTTTTCGCCTGTGCGTCACTTGTCGCGTAGGAATAGATATAAACTCCGAACGGAATCCCAAGTCTTGTACATTCATCTGCATTTCTTTTCCATTGCTTATCGTCCTGACTTGCAATATTATCTCCATATCCGCATCGTAAGATTGCCCCATCTATATGTCCTTTTACCGCATCCCAGTTAATAGTTCCTTGATGTTCGCTTACATCAATTACTCTTAAATTTTCCATAATTTTCTCCTTTCTCCGGCATTTGCACCTGTACAAAAAAGAGGACGATTACTCATCCTCTAAATCATTCTTATTCACTCTGTAAAATCGTTTCCACAATTCTGCTACTTTTTCCCAACCGTACATTGCCACAAAAGCTACTAATAGGCCGGCTAGAATTGCTGCTAGAATCATGTACCACAGAATCGTTTGCTGTATATACTGCATATAAGCTATAAAAGCTGTAACCGTAAGACCGATTGACAATACAAAAACCAAAATATCGGTCGGAATTTTCTTCAATCCCGATACTCCTTTAAAAACTTGCGTAATTATTGAAACTGCGAAAGCGAAAATTCCAACAATTCCGATAACAAGTGTCATGTTTATAACAATCTGTTCCATTTAAAATCACTCCTTTACAAAAACGTTCCTTCGTCTGTGCATTTTTTATACACTTTTTTGATATTGTCTATTGCAAGAGACGCCTTATTATTTTCAAAATCAGGATTGTCCTTGCAAAACCTCTCATATTTTGTAATATCTTCAAGTATCTGGTCAAAGTGTTCTTTTGTGTGCTTATCGTCATGCCGAACTTCATCATCAAATCTAAGAATTCTGTATCTCCAAGTAAGAGCCATTCCCTCATCATTTGATTTTTGCAATTTATCCATCTTTCTATCTAAATTGTCAATAGAATTTCCAAACTTTTTCTGTATACAAAGGCTTTGTTCATGCCATTTCGGATAATTTTCTGCTTGACTAATCACTTTTTTAATTCTTTCGTCGTACTCTTTTTCCTTTATAGCC